TTGCAGGATTTCCTTAACGGCCGATGAGATCTGCAAGGCAGCGCTAAAGGCTATTCGCGGATGTGACGTCGAAGTATCGACTTGAGCTGCTGGTAAGGGTCGCCGGGGATACCATCGAGAAGACTTGACCCCTTCTGCTGCAGCTCATTATTGAAGTCGAACACGTCGTTCATCGTCCGTTCACTTTGTGGCCGCTGCAGCCAACGGCGGATGATTTCAGCGTCTCGTTCGTTTTTCTTCATCGTTGTGGTTGCGTTAAAGCAAGGTTCTGGGCAGGACGCATTGTTTTCCGCGAAATGTAGCAGAGGGCCGCCTTCATACCCCCTTGAAATCGCCTCGGCACTGTCGTTTCATAGCGCGCGCCGAGGCCGTTTGTGTGCGCCTGCGGTATGGCAGGGGAACACATGGCAAGCCCAATCATTGCATTCCTGGCGGGGGCCGGTACCGGCTATTTGAAGCAGCGCGAGGTTGAGGACCAGCGTAAGCGGGACGATGAAGACCAGCAGTTCAAGAGGGACCAGCGCGAGGTCTGGCGCAAGCAGCAATCCGAGGCGGATTCGCTAAATCAGTCTCTCAAGCAGGCCCAGGCTCCTGCCGAAGTCGTGGAAGGCCCATTGGGCGATCAGAGCGCAGGCCCTCCGGTACCGATGGCATTGAGCCAGGGCAGCACTGGCGCGCCAGCAGCGCCAACCTTCCGCATGGTTGCGCCAGGGGTCAACAAATCTTTCTCCACAGCAGCGGAAGCCCAGCAAGCCGTGGCCGATTACGCCAAGCCCGAGGCGATGAATCAGCGTGTGGTGGCGGCGTATCGTGGCGCAGGCCTGGTAGATAAGGCACTTGAAGTAGAGCGCAACGTCAAGCAAGGTCAGTTTGCAGACCTGCAGTTCAATGAGGCACAGAAGGCTGCAGTTGCCAAAGATGCCGACAGCAGGCTGCGGGCCGCGCTGGGTGGTGGAGCTCAAGGCCTGAGCTCTTTCGCCAGTGAATCCGGCTTGTTTGGTGGTGCGAAGGTGGGATTCGATACCGGCAAGGACGGGAAGGTGCAGTTCTACACGCTGGGCGCAGATGGCGCGAAGGCGCTGCTGGGCCAGCCGGTAGATAACACTCAGGAGGCACTGACAGCTCTGGTATCTCCCCACTGGAAGAGTCTCGACACATCGCATTACCTGGACATGCTGCACCGCAATGCCCAGGCGCAGCGCGCGCAGGCGAACGACGACCGCAATTACGCCCTGAATGAGCGCAGGCTGAATGCGGACATCAGCCACCGGAGTCAGCAACTGGCCATTGCCGCTGGAAGAGCTTCGGGCAAAGCAGGGGGCGCCGAGGCAGCGCCATTCGACTTTTTGTCTGACTTTGACCCTAAGCAAGCACGCAAGCAGGCCATGGACATCGAAGCGGCCAAGGCGGAAGCAGAGGGGCGTGCTTTTTCGGGGGCCAATGCTCAGAAGATCTATGCAGGCCTGCGCGATGCAGCAGCCGGTGACAACGTTTCCCGCGAGCGGGCGAGGGTGTTTGGCGATGCAGCCCGAAAGGCCAAGAGCCCGGAGGATCTGCAGGCAGTGAGGGAGCGTGCCCTGCAGAGCGGCTTCACCGAGGAGGAAATGGGGCGCATCGACCAGCGTTTTGCGCCCGCTCCTGCACCCAAGCAGGCCGCTGCTGCCAATACAAATCAGGCCCCAAAGAAGGCATCTGCACCTGTCATTGCAGAGCAAATTGGCTCCGGACTGCCTCCCGCTGCAGAAGCCGCCGGAGTCCGCTTGGACAAAGCACGCGCAGATCTGGCTCAGTTGCGCGCAAGTCGGCCACCTGGGCTCAAGGATGGCAATGCAGCTCGTGATGCATTCGCCCGCCAGATCAAAGCTGCCGAGGACGAACTGGATGCTGCAGACGCGGCCTACCAGGGCGCCGCCTCCCCATTTGTCGCTGCCGCGTATGGCACCCGCCGCAAGTAAGGAATCACAATATGGCCAAGAAAAAGACCCCCCAACCTCGCGCGCTCAGCTCCTTCGACGATCTGGACGCCGCCGGCATCGGTGCAGGCTATGTGAGTCCGTTCACGCCTGGTGCTGCGCCCGCGGCCGATGAACCGCCCAAGAGTCGCGGCCTGATGTCCGTGGCCAATGACACCGTAATCGAGGCAGCCAATGCGGCCGCCGGTGGCCTGTCGTCTGCTGCCAACTTCATCAAGCCCGGCAACGCGGTATCGGGCTGGATTGACAAGAACATCATCCAGGCCGGCGAAGAGGCCCAGAGCGATGTGGTCAAGGCCTCGAAGAAGAAATTCCGTGAGGGGGTGGCAAACGCCGATGGGGTGATGGGCGAGCTGGGGGCTGTGGGCGGCTACATCGTCGAGAACCCGCTGCTGGCTGCCGCGCAAGCTGCAGGTTCCTTTGTGGGACCTGGTGCTGCGGTCAAGGGGGCAGGCATGGCTGCCCGTGCTGCTGGCGTGGGCGCCAAGGGCATCGAGCGTGCTGGCCGGGCCGGTGGTGTTGCTGCTGGCGCTGCCATGGCTGGTGGTGATGCTGCCGGTACCGCCTATGACCTGGCTATCAAGGCGGGGGCAACGGAGGAAGAGGCAACGGCTGCAGCACGCCAAGCCAGCGTAATTCCGGCCTTGGTGGGCGGTGCAGGTGGCGCTTTCGGTGCGGAAAAGCTGCTGGCGGGTGCCAAGGGATTCGGCGGTGGCGCTGCTGCGCGTGCTGCCAAGACCGGCCTGAGCGAAGCCGCCCAGGAGGCCGTGGAAGAAGGTGTTACCCAATACGAGGGCCAGCGCGCGGCTATTCCCTTTGATCCGAGCATCGACCCGTCCAAGGGGGTGGCCGCTGCCGCGGGCATGGGCGCTGCGCTGGGCGGCATGACGGGCGCGGGCACTTCGCTGCTGACCGGCGGCCATGGGCCCGTCACGGGTACCGCCCTGGATGCAGCCATCAACCAGCCGCAGCTGACTGTGGAGCAGGCACAAGCCGCTATCGACTCTGTATCAAATGGCACGGCTTCGCCTGATCAGTTGGCGCTGCTGGCGCAGTTGCAGGCCGACCGCACGGGGCAGAGCAACGTCAGCCCCATCCTGGACATGGATGCACTGCAGCGCAAGGGCGTGACGCCTATTGGTCTGCTGGACGAGGTGGCCTTGAGCCGCGAGGGCTTAGGCGCCCCTGTGCAGGTCGTACCAGAGCGCGGCGCGCTGTCCCGCGCGGCCAACCTAGCCGCAGTGACCCAGCAGGCAGCTCCCTTGACAACAGCCGCTGAGACGCAGGAACAGCAACAGTCAGCCCAGCCCACTGAAGGCGCAGACATGGAGACGGGGGAGATTTCCCCAGAGGCCCGCGTCGGCCAGATCCAGGAGCATCTGGATTTCTTGGCCCAGATGGGGCGCAGCCAGGGCTGGACCAACGAGGCACTGGCCCAGCGTACAGCCTTGCAGCAGGAGCTGGATCTGCTCTCGCCGGCTCAGCGTATGGCTGACCTGCAGGACCAAGCAGCAGAAGCAGACGCCCGCGCTGCCGATTGGGCTGGACGTGAGTACCGACCCAACCCCACGGAGCTGCCAGAACATGCGGCCAATGGCGGCCCGGCAGACATTCAGGAGGCGAACGAGCAGCGCCGGCTGAAAAACATCCAGCAGGCGCAGCAGGAGGCGGCAGCAGCCCGGGCGCAGGTCGACCAGGTTGAAGGCGAAGGTAATGCACAGGCACAGCTGGCCGCGCAGCAAGACCGCGCCGCGCGCGTGGCCCAGACCGCCCCCGACATCCTGAACAAACAGGGCAAGCCGTTCACAGTGAAGCTGCCCGCCGTGAAGGCGGCCCAGGCGGCTGGCGCTGGATGGGAGCCTGTGAAGGTGGAGGGCGGCTATGTCGTGCGCCAGGTGCAGCTCGCGGACAGCCCCGCGCCCACTGCGCGCAAGGTGGCGACCCCGGCCCCGCAGGAGGCAATGGCCAAGGCCGAGGAAATCGCCCGTGAGGGCAACGCCCAGCGCCAGCAAGTGGCCCAGGCCGACCATGACGCAGGCGCTCGATGGGATGCCATGCAGCCCGATGCGCAGCGCGCCGTGCTCGCGGCCGTGCCCAAGATGGCGAATGTCATTCGTCAGAACCTGGAGGGCAAGGCCTGGGAAAAGATGAGCGCCGGCAACCGAGAAAAGGTGCTGAGTGCTATGAATTCAGTAGCTTCGACAGAACAGCAGCAAAAGAACTCCGAAGAAAAGCCAATTGAGGGCAAGGACCTGGGCAACGGCTGGGCCGCATTCGCCCCCGAATCTGGTACCAAGGCTGTGCCCCGCGCCCAGATGCCCCAGATCAAGGCCGAGCACCGTGGTGCCATGGTCAATTTCATGAACGCCCGTGGCATTGCCCACCAGGAGGAAACCGTGCCTGCCGCGAGCTTGAAGCCCACGCAGGCCGAGTTTTCGCGCGAGAAGGTGAAAAAGGCTCTGGGCTACGAGGGCGGCGACCGCTCCATTCTGGTTTCCCAAGACGGCCATGTGCTGGACGGCCACCACCAATGGATGGCAGCGCGCGAGCAGGGTAAGGACGTGAAGACGATCCGCCTGGATGCTCCCATCGAGCAATTGCTGGAGGCTGCCCACGAATTTCCCAGCAGCAGCACCAGTGGCGGCGCTGTCGATTCAAAGACTGCAGATAGTGGGACCGGCGGGACATTCACTCCGTCGGTGGGAGCAGCAGTGGAAATCACCAGCGGACTCTATCAAGGCAACAGCGGCACCGTAGAGAGCATCTCGGACTCGGGCCGTGTGGTTGTTCGTGGGGATAACGCGCTGGCCACAGGCTACTCAACAACGGCTGATGAGCTGGCACCGGCTGCAAAGTCAACGCCGGCGCGCAAGCCCCGCGCGGCCCAGGCTGGTGACGCGGAGAAGGCGCGTGCCGACTATTTCACCCCTGGCAACATCGTCAAGAGTTACAGCGGGCATGACCGGGTGATTGCCTACACTCCTCCGGACTCGGAAGGCCGCTGGAGTGTCAAAGTCCAAGCTGTGCGCAAGGATGGTGATTCTTGGGTGGCTGACGAGGGGGAACAGGAGCGCGTGCACGGCACAGATCCGCAGCCGCGCGAGATGAAGGCGGGCCCGGTGGCCCGTGCAGAGCCAGCGCCCGCCCAGACTCCGGGCAGCGCCAGCCCGGCAGCAACTGCATCAAAGCAGCCCACACTGGAGGCTCACATTGCGCTCATGCGCCGAGTGCGCGAGGGAAAGGCCACGGCCGCAGAGTTGCGCGAGGGCTTCAAGCGCACAGAGGGCGCCCGCGAGGCCTTGACCGCCGAGCTGGGCACCATGAAGAAGGCAGAGCTGCTGCGCACGGGCGGCATGTCCTTTGCCTACCGCCACAAGGACGACCGCAAGGAGGAGATTGTGGAGGCCCTGGCAAGCCGCGTCCTCGATGAGTTTTCGTTGGGCCGCAACTATGGCCCATCCAGTTACATGGCAACCATGGAAGGCATTGCCAAGCACAAGAAGATCAAGGCACAGGCACTGCGCGACCTGGTGGACAGCCTCACCGACGAGGACATCAGCTCTCATGCCAAAGCCATTGAGAAATCCCGTGCCGACGATAAAGCTCGCAGTGAAGCACAGGCCAAGGTGCTGGCCGACCCCCAGACGCTGGAGGATTTCCATGCGGTCATGCGCCACCACGTTGCCAAAGGCGATAGCCGCCAGGACGCTTTCCTCAAACTGACCGCTGAGCAGCGTGCACGTTACGACGCCCTGGAGGCCGAAAGCACGCGCAGTGCCAGGGAGGCAACAAAGGCCAAACGGCGCACCGAAGTGGCCAGCGCAGGGCAGACCACGGCTGGTGACGTGATCGAGACAAAGCACACCAAGCACGGGCATGACCTGTTTGTGGTGCAGCTGGCCGAGCGCGTGGACCGCGAGGACTATGACACCCTGAACGCATCTGCCCGGCGCATGGGCGGCAGCTACAGCAGCTACCGAGGCAACGGGGCAGTACCAGGGTTCCAATTCCGCACCAAGGATGCCGCCGAAGCCTTCAAGAAGCTGGTTGCCGGGGATACTGGGGATGCTCAGTCTGTGGCCGCCGCGCGCCGTGATGCATTCGAGGACGACCGCAGCCAATCCGCAGCCCAGCGCCTGCGCACAATGGCTGCAGCACTGCACGAGCGTGCAGACGAGTCTCTGTCTCGTGATCGCAAGGCCAATACCCACCGCCGTGCTGCGATGGCGGCCAGCGCCGAGGCTGCAGCCCGGGCCGACAAGGCCATGGCCGGCACCATGGAGAACCTGGCCCAGTCCATTGAGGACGGCAAGGCCAAGTTTTTGGATGCTGTGCGCCAAAAGGTGCAGGTCGAGTTTCTGACCGGCGAGCTGCGCACCGCCAAGGAGGCCCAACTGCGCAGCAAGTACAAGACCTACGCCGAGCAGGAGCGCCACCGTGGGGAGCCCATGGATGCCGAAACTGTGGACTTTGCCGACTTCCCCAGCTACACAGCCATGCGCTCCGACCTGGCCGCGCTGGGGCGGCAACTGCAGGACCGGGACGGCACCAAGAAGTTGGGCGCCCGTCTGATGGCTGTTGCCAATGATGTGAGCGAGGCTTATACCGACTGGGCCAAGGCGAATTTGTTGCAGGTTTCACGCTTCGGCCATGCCGGGGAAATGGCCGACTTTGCCAGCAATGATGCTGCCGAGAGAGCCATTCGCCGCTCTGGGATTGCAGACCGGGCCATCGTGCTGCCAATCAAGCGCGGGCAGAACCGGGTGGTGCTGGCGCCGGCCGAAGCCATGAAGCAGGGCCTCTGGTCCGGGGATGACGACAAGCGCATCACGCTGACGAGCGATTTTGGGCGGGAGCTGGTGGAGGCCGTGGGCCGCCGGGCAAAGTCGGAGATTCGCTTGCCCTGGCAACTCGAGTCGGCTTTCAAGAAGCGCCAGCGTCTGGAGAGCATGGGCATTTCCACGGGAAGCGAGTACCGCTCTGCGCTGCGCGAGTTCGCCGGCGTGCAAGAGGCCATTGCCACTCCCGACAAGATCAAGCAGATGGAGCGTGCTTTGATTGGCCGCCGAGCTGATGGTCTGGACTTCTTCCCCACCAGTGAGGCCGTGGTGGACAGCATGTTGGCCGCGGCAGAAATTGAGCCAGGCATGGCAGTGCTGGAGCCATCTGCCGGCATGGGCCATATTGCCGACGCCATCCGGGAGCGCGCTGGAGTTGAGCCCGATGTGGTTGAGATGTCGGGCGAGCGCCGCGAGTTGCTTGAAGCCAAGGGATACAGCTTGGTGGGTAGCGACTTCACCGAGATGCGGCCGCGCGACGGCTTCACCTACGGTGATGTGTTCCGCGACACAGAGGGCCGTCTGGGGGTTATGCGTGGATCCCGTGGCATGGGCAGCGACCGCGTGGGCTTCCATCCCTTGGATGCAGACGGTAAGCCTGATGCTCAAAAAGCCACTTGGGTGGACCGTGGCGAATTGACTGGGGTGGAGCAGCGCGACAGTGATAGCGGATATGACCGCATCATCATGAACCCGCCGTTCTCGAAGGACCGAGACATTCAGCATGTGCGCCATGCCTATGAGTTGCTGCGCCCCGGTGGCCGCCTGGTGGCGATCATGGGTGAGGGGGCTTTCTTCCACGGAAACAAGGCCGCCGAGAGTTTCCGTACATGGCTGGACGATCTGGGCGCGACCAGCGAGCGCCTGCCTGATGGCTCTTTCATGGACCCGAGCCTGCCCGTGAACACCAGTGTGGCAGCTCGCATGGTGGTCATCGACAAACCCACCACCCCAGCGGCTGGAGACAGTGATACCCGTTTCCGCCGCCAGGAGGCTGATGCTGATTTCGATGTGGACGGCTTCCTGCAGGCCATGAACGACGGTCAGCCCGTGGCCCAGGCCCGGGCGGAAGCGGTGAGCGCTGTACAGAAGACCGTGGATGCCATTCGCACGGGATGGGCCAATGGCCCCGAGGTCACGGTGGTGTACGACATGGCGGACCCCGCAATCCCAGCAGCTGCGCGCCGTGCTGACCAGGCACAGCGCAGTGGTGGGGCTGATGGTGACCCCGAGGGCTTCTTCTACGGAGGAAAGGCCTATCTGCTGGCCAGCCAGCTGCACACTGACAAGGATGTGGCCCGGGTGCTGATGCACGAGGCGCTGGGCCACCATGGCCTGCGCGGCGTGTTCGGTACCGGCCTGGATAGCGTGCTCGAGCAGATCGTGGCTGTGCGCCGTGGTGACGTGCGCCGCAAGGCGGCCGAGTATGGTCTGGACTACGACAAGCCGGCGCACCGCCTTCAGGCGGCCGAGGAGGTGCTGGCCGAATGGGCGCAGACCCGCCCGGAAATGGGTTTTGTGCGCCGAGCAGTGGCTGCGATCCGCTCCTGGCTGCGCCAGCATGTGCCCGGCTTCAAGGGAATGCGGGTGACAGATGACGAGCTCATTCGAGCCTATATCCTGCCCGCACGGGGCTGGGTGGAGCGTGGTGCTGGCGCTGGAATGGCGCGCGACATTGCATTCAGCCGCACCAGCGCGACCAGCATGCCGGATGCCATCATCGGCAGCACTCTGGGCTCTGCCTCATCGCACCCCGACTATGCTGCCGCCAAGGCCGGGGACATCGAGGCCGCCTTTCGCCTGGCTCAAGACATTGTGACTCCCGAGCTGGTGGCTAAGGTGCGGGCTGCGATTGGGGACTCCAAGCCCGTGGTGGTGCCAGTGGCGGCCGAGGAGGCTACTGGGCGCAACAGAATCCCTGTGGCAGCGGCCGGCGTGCTGGCCCAGCGACTTGGGCTCTCCACTTCTGGCGCCATCGTGCAGGCCAATCGGGCTCACCGTACTGGCATGGATGGGCTGGATCGCATCTTTGCACCCGTGGACTTCGCCGGCGCGGTGGAAGCCAAGCCCTATCTGCTGGTGGACGACACCCTGACCCAGGGCGGCACGTTCGCGGCGCTGGCCAGCCATATTCGGGAAGGTGGCGGGACCGTGGCCGGGGTCATTGCATTGACCGGCAAGCAGTACAGTGCAAAAATTCAGCCCACAACAGAATCTCTGGCTTCTCTCCGACAAAAACATGGTGACCTCGAAAACGAATTCCGCGCCGCCACCGGCTACGGCTTCGACTCGCTCACCGAGTCGGAAGCCCGCTACCTCGCGCGCTACGAACCGGCTGACCGACTCCGAGATCGAATCTCTGCAGAAGGACACCGAGGCCGCTCTGGCGAAGATCAAGGAAATGCTGACCCAGGCTCACTAGAGGACGGGCCACTCTTCAGCCGCTCGCGCCTGGCCGACATCAAGGGCAGCGCGCTTTCCCAGCTCGACAACATCCTGAGCCACCCCGGCAAAGTCTCCATGTGGGACAAGACCGTGGGCACCATGCGCCACCTGGCCGAGCGCAATCCGTTTTTCAAGCCCGTCTACGAATCCGCGCAGCAGAACATCGACGATGTGAGCATGCTCGCCAACGACGCAGCCGACCAGGCGCCGCGCATCCTTCCTCGAGTCGACAGCATGGGCGACATCCTGGGCAAGAACCGCAAGCGCCCCGTATCTGCTGCCGACAACAAGGCCGTGGCCCGCCCTCTGTTTGAGGGGACCTTGTTGTGGGGCCGCGACCTCAACGGCCAGGCCGTACTGGTGGAGGATCTGGCCAAGAAGTACGCCAACCTGAGCGCGCACAACAAGGCGGCCATGCTGCTCAAGGCCAACCGGATCGACGCCGGCGTGCTCGCCATGTGGCAAGGCCTGCCCGCGCAGCAGTACGAAAACATGATCAACTCCCGTTTTGAGAGCAAGATTCTTAAGGCTGGCGTGGTTTGGAGCGATGGCGAGCTGCAATCGCAATTCGGCGCGACCGCTGATCAAATCAGCCTGTACCGCGAGGCGCGCGCGGCCATTGATCGCTCCATCGACATGACGGCCCGCGCCGACATGATGCGAACCCTGGGCGATGGATATGCCGCCATGCGTGGTGCCATGCTCGAGCAGCCATCCCTGGACAGTGCGGGCCAGCTGCTGCTGGACATGCTGGAGCAGGACGCCAAGGCTGTGCCCGACAACCGCGACCGCCTGGCATTGCAGATGCAGCAGATCCGCAAGCGCCTGGAGGATGCCAAGGCTCTGCAGGAATCCGGCTATGCCCCCCTGTCGCGCTTCGGGCGCTACACGGTGGACGTGGTGGACGCCGCCGGCGAGCGCCAGTATTTCGGCATGTACGAGACGATGAGGGAGGCGAACACTGCCGCGCGCAACTTCCGCTTGACCTTCCCCGACGCCACGGTGGAGCAGGGAACCATGAGCCAGCAGGCTTACAAGCTGTTCGCTGGGGTGACTCCGGAGAGCCTGGAGCTGTTCGGCAACATGCTGGGCCTGGACTCCGAAGGCAACGCGGCCCAGGACAAGGCATTCCAGGAGTATCTGAAGCTCACCAAGAACAACCACAGCGCGCTCAAGCGGATGATCCACCGCAAGGGCACGGCCGGCTTTTCTGAGGATGTGGGCCGGGTGGTGGCGAACTTCGTCTATTCCAATGCGCGCCAGGCCGCTGCTGGCTTGAACGTGGGAGCTTTGGACAAGGCAATCAATGCCATTCCCAAGGACCAGGGCGAGCTCAAGGATCTGGCGATGGGCCTGCGCAGCTACATTCAGGATCCACAGGAAGAGGGGCAGGCCGTTCGCGGCATGCTGTTTGCGCAGTACCTGGGCGGCTCGCTGGCCTCTGCATTCGTGAACATGACCCAGCCTTTCCAGGTGACGCTGCCATGGCTGAGTCAGTACGGTGGCATGAAGAAGGCCGGTGCGCAGCTGGCCCGCGCGCTCAAGGACATGGGTACCAAGGGCTTCCAGTACGAGGCCGACCTGGCCAAGGCCTTGCAGTCTGCCGAAGACGATGGTGTGGTCAGCCCCCAGGAAATCCATCAGCTGATGTCGCAGGCCCGCGGCTCCGGAGCGCTGCGAGCTGGTGATGGGACGGCTGCAGGGAATGCTCGAGCAACAGTTGCCAATGCATGGGAGCGCACCAAGGTGGCCTGGGGTCAGCCCTTTGCCCTGGCTGAGCAGTTCAACCGCCGCAGCACCTTCATTGCCTCTTACCGTCTGGCGAAAGAGCAGGGCATTCAGAACCCTTCTGCATTCGCGCGCAAGGCGGTTCTGGATACGCAGTTTGTCTATTCCAAGGCAGTGAAACCGCAATGGGCACGGGGAACCATCGGGGGCACGCTGTTCACCTTCAAGACCTATAGCGTGTCCTATCTGGAGCTGATGCAGCGCATGTGGACACAGGGCGGCAAGGAGGGCAAGCGCGCGGTAGGCTGGTCAATCGCCATGCTGATGCTGATGGGCGGTGCGGGCGGCCTGCCGTTCGCTGAAGACATCGAAGATCTGATTGATGCCGGCGGGCAACTGATGGGCTACAGCATGAGCGTCAAGCAGTGGCGCAAGCAGCTGATGCAGGACGTGCTGGGCAAGGAGCTGGCCGACTTCATCGAGCAGGGTGTGTCGGGTCTGCCTGGCGCGCCGGTGGACATTTCCGGACGGCTGGGCATGGGCAACCTCATCCCCGGTACCGGCCTGTTCCTCGAGAAGCGCGACCACAGCCGGGACATGCTGGAGATCATCGGACCGGCGGGTGACTTGATCCAGCGTGCCGCCACAGGCGCCCGCAAGGCGCTCACCGGGGATATTGCTGGCGCTGCTCTCGAGGTATCGCCCACTGCCGTGCGCAATCTGGCTAAGGGCGTGGATATGGCCGACAGCGGGATCTACAAGGACAGCAAGGGCCGAAAGGTGATCGATGTGACGCTGGGCGAGGCAGTGGCAAAGGCTGTCGGCTTCCAGCCCAAGTCCGTTGCGGAGACGCAGGAGGCCACGGCCACCGAGCAGAACCTGATCGGGCAGAACCGCGCCATGAAGGAGCGCCTGACTGCAGACATGGCCCAGGCCGTCTATGACAAGGACGTGGAGCGCCAGGCCGAGATTCGTGAGCGCCAGCAGGCCTGGAACCGTCGAAACCCGGAAAGCCCGGTGTTTATTGACAGGCGCTCGGTGCGTCAGCGGGTGATCAAGATGCGCCAGACCAAGGCCGAGCGTGTTGCGGCAGCCGCTCCGAAGTCCATTCGCGCGAACGTGCGGCAGTCTTTGGCGGAAGCGCAAGGGGGCACCACAGCCCCTTGATGCGAGGTGTGGGCGTGAAGATAATGCGCCCACACACTCACTGCCCGGGGCGTGCGGTTCCTACCAAGGAGCCTCGATGCCCATCACACACACAACGGCGCCGGCCGCATACGGACATGCCGCAACCTCTCATACAGGAGGGGCTGCAGCATGAAGAAAATCCTTACCGCATGGCTGGGCCTGCTGGGAATTCACCAGCATCTGAGTGCAGAGCAAAAACAGGACATTGCTGGCGCTGCCTACCAGGCAACACCTGGCGCGGGCACTGCAGTGAGCTTTCGCCTTGCCGGCCTGCCGCTGAGCGACTGGCTGGTGCTTGCTTCCATTGCGTTTGTGGCGCTGCAGGCCTCTTTCCTGATCTGGAAATGGCGGCGTGACTATCTCCGTGACCAGGAGCGCCAGCGTTTGCAGCAGCGGGCCCGCGAGGCCTGCGGAAAGGACGGCGCGCCATGAGCATGCCTTCCATCCTCAAACAACGCCTGGTTCAGACCGCGCTGACCATCATGCTTTTGGGGGCTGGCGCTGCCAGCATGCTGCCACCCGGGGAGCCCCAGCCATCCGAGGCGGTGCTGCTCGCCATGGACATTGGCGCCTATTACGAGAGCAGCGGCCGACACATCGGCACGCCTTACGTGGACAAGGTGGGCAAGGGTCAGCCGCTGACTGTCTGCAATGGGGTAACGGGCCCGGAGGTCGTGGCTGGGCGCTACTACACCAAGACCGACTGCATGCGGCTTGAGCTGCCCATGTACCTGGCGGCCGAGGCTGCGGCAAAGCGCATGTTCCGCCACTGGAGCACCTACAACGTGTGGGTGCAGGCCAGCCTCATCGACATGATCTACAACCTGGGCGAGGCGCAAGTTGCCGGCAGCACGATGCGGGCCCTGGCCAATGCCGGGGATCTGGATGGTGCCTGCGCCCAGATGCCCAAATGGGTGCGCGGCACGGTCAACGGCAAGAGCGCCGTGCTGGCCGGGCTGGTGGATCGGCGCGGCACGACGGCCGAGCTTTGCTCGAGCTGGGGCCGGGATGGCCACTTCATGGCCGGGGTACTGCCATGACAGTGAGGGCAATTACTCACATCGTTGCGGCTGCTCTCGCTGGTGCCGGCGTCTGGTACTTCCAGGAGGCCCGTATAGGTGCGGACCTGGCCGACGAACGCCTGCAGGCCAGCCAGTACCGCGAGCAGATCGCTGATGAACGCACGGCCGCCGGCCGGCGCTTGCTGGCCGTGGAACGCACGGTCAACGAAAAATACCAAGGAGCCTTGAATGACGCAATCCAGAAGCAGGCCGCTTTGCAGGCTGCTGCTGATCGCGCTCGCCGTGAGCGTGACGGCCTGCGCCAGCAACTGTCCGATGCCGAGCAGCGACTTGCTGACGCTTCCCCCGCCGCCCTCATCGAGTACGCCCGAGCCCTCGGAAAAGTATTCGGACAGTGCAGCCAGCGATACACGGAGCTGGCAATCCGAGCTGATGGCCACGCAGCTGATGCGGCAACCTGCCGCGCAGCCTGGCCAGTGATCCCCCAAACCAAGGAGAACCCCCAATGAACTTCGGTGACGCCATCAAAGAATTGAAGCTGGGCAAGCGCCTGCAACGTACCGGCTGGAACGGCAAAGGCCTGTTCATCTATTTGGTTCCTGCTGCCAGCTACCCAGCGCAGACAGGTGCAGCCAAAGCACATTTTGGCGAGGGCGCGATGGTGCCCTATGCGGCTTACCTGGCCCTCAAGAACGTGGACGAGACAGTCTCCACCTGGGCGCCGAGCATCAATGACACCCTGGCCGAAGACTGGCAGGTAGTGGGTTGCACGGTCCCGCCCCACCAGCAGCGCGTGCTGGATGAGAAGCAGGAGCTGGACATCCGAATCACCAGGCTGGACGAGTTCATTCTGCGCAATGCCTTGTTCCGCCAGTTGGACCCCGAAGAGCAAGCCCGCCTGCGCCGCCAGCTCGATGTGATGCGCGAGCTGTCTGTGATTCTGGGCGAGCGCATTTCAGCTTTCTGAGCCGCACGATCCGCCTATGCCGACAGCCCGCGCGCAGGAGCCATGGCGGGCGGATCGACCCCCCTTGATGTTTTCAACGATTTGTCGTTTCATTGCCCGCGCCCAATAGAGGGCATGTAAACGACAGGACTTGAGCAAGAAGCGCGCGTCACCTGATCAAAACGCCACGACGGCCACGAAGCCCGTCTCAACACGCGCCCGTACTGCCTCATTCAAGGCCCCGGCTTCCACCAAGAAGCCGCCTGCGGCCACCAAGACCACACCCCCCAAGAAAGCAGCCAAGCCCCTGACGCCATTTCAGAAGTGGTCGTCGGGTGTTGGTGCGCTTGACCAGTTCCTGGCATTCATTCTGGAAGGCGGCCACATGGCCGATTTCTGCCGTCAGAACGAGTTTGCCTATACGACGATGCTGGACTGGATCAACGCCGACAGCTCACGCGCCGAGATGTACGCACGTGCGCGCGAGGATCGCTCGGACAAGCTGGCCGACGAAATCGTGGCGATTTCAGACGAGTGCGAATACGCACCGATCACGGACATGAGCACGGGCGAGACGATTGCCGTGGCCTTTGACAAGACGGCGGTGGCCCGCAACAAGCTGCGCGTGGATGCCCGCAAGTGGATTGCCGCCAAGCTCAAGCCCCGCGTCTATGGCGACAAGGTGCAGGTCGAGGGGACTGTCGACCACAAGGTGATGAGCGATGACGCTTTGCTGCAGCGCCTGGCAAAGCTGGGCGTCTCTGTAGCCAGCATCGTGCCGGTGGGCCCAACGGAGGGCGGCGATGCTGGCTGACTCCGTTCTGCACCTCACCCCTGAGCAGCGTATCGAGCTGGGCGGTCTGCTGGACGAGCTCGAGCGCCGCCGGCGTACTCGCATGCTCGAAACCATGTTCCCGGACGCCGGGCCATTGCGCCGTGCGCTGTATCCCCGCCATGTGGAGTTCTTCGAGCTGGGCGCGACCTGCAGCGAGCGCGTTTTCATGGCCGGCAACCGTGTGGGCAAGACCATGGCCGCCGGTACCGAGCTGGCTTATCACCTGACGGGGCGCTATCCCTGGTGGTGGGCAGGCCACCGCTTCACCAAGCCCGTGCGCGCGCTGATCTCTGGCGATACGCACGAGACAACGCGCGACATTCTGCAACTCAAGCTGTTGGGCTCCACCACGGACAAGCCGGAGAACTTCGGTACCGGCCTGATTCCTGGCGATGCGATCACGGGCATCGTGGCGCGCTCCCATGTGAAGGGCGCCGTCGAGCGCGCGATGATTCGACACGAGAGCGGGGGCGAGTCGGAGCTGTGGATGCGCAGCTATGTGCAGGGGCGCGAGATTTTCCAGGGCTTCGAGCTGGACATCTTCTGGGCGGACGAGGAATGCCCCGAGGACGTTTACGAGGAGGGCCAGGTGCGTCTGATGACGCGCGAGGGCATCTCCATGCTGACCTTCACGCCGCTTTCGGGCCTGACGGCTCTGGTGCAGCAGCTGACATCGCCCGATCCCGAGGGCAAGGTAATCGGCCGCGCGGTGGTGCAGTGCGGCTGGGACGATGTGCCCCACCTGACCGAGGAAGCCAAGGCCAAGCTGCTGTCGCGCCTGATGCCACACCAGCGTGACGCGCGGACCAAGGGCGTGCCCGCATTGGGCGCTGGCGCGATCTACCCGGTGCCCGAGAGCGACATCGTGGTGCCGGACTTCCAGATCCCCGACTTCTGGCCCAGGGCCTACGGCATGGATGTGGGTTGGAACCGCACGGCTGCCGTCTGGGGCGCGCACGACCGCGACTCGGACATTGTTTACCTCTACAGCAATCACTATCGCGGCCAGGCCGAGCCATCGGTGCATGCCGCATCGATCAAGGCGCGCGGCGATTGGATACAGGGTGCCATCGACCCGGCATCGCGCGGCCGCAGCCAGAAAGACGGCGAGCAGTTGCTGCAGAACTATGTGGATCTGGGCCTGCAGCTGGTGACGGCCAATAACGGCGTGGAAGCCGGCATTTACCAAGTCTGGGAGCGCATGAGCACGGGCCGCTTGAAGGTCTTCAAGTCCATGCACGACTGGCTCAACGAATACCGCATTTACCGGCGCGACGACAAAGGGCAGATCGTCAAGAAGGACGACCACGCCATGGACGCGACGCGCTATCTCATTGTGACGGGGCTAGGTCTGGCCACCGTCAAACCCCGTGCCGCCGGCCAAGCGCGGCGCAAACTGTCCTGGAGGGTGACATGACCTCAATTCTCGGCCCACGCGGCACTCCCATGGTTGAGCTGGGCGGCGAGCGCGCCTGGCGCCAGCGCGTTCTTGGCGATGTGGTCTGCAGCTTTCAATGGCTGGACCTGCGCGCTGCCGGCGACGAGACAGCGGACGGGGACCCTGAGCCCTGCATGGTGCTGTTCCCGGCCTTCCGCCGCATGGAGACTGGCTCCTATGTGATTCCCCAGCGCAATGCCTACGCCTATGTGGATGCCAAGGGCAACCCCACGCCGCAGTTCATCAAGACTGCGGCTCTGGCTGCCGAAACCATGGGCTTCACGATGACGGACCGCAGCAGCATCAGCCGCATGCTGGACATCATCTGCGAAGGCATGCCCGACCTGGTGGATATGCCACTGGAGCAGCCCCCCAGCCTGGAGGTCAAGCGTCACCGCCTGGGCATCGAAGTCACCGCCCGGGCCTGTGGCAAGGACCTGCATAGCGAGGTGCTGTGATGTTTGAAGTGCGCGACATTCCCACCAGCGCTCGAGCAGCAGACTCCTCGAGCAACGCCGATCAAGAGCAGCCCGCCGAGTGTGCGGCAGCCGGCAATGATGAGCTGGCGAGGCAGCGGCACACCACGCTGATGGAGCTGTTGAAGTACGAGAGCGAGCGCCAGGGTGAAGAGCGCCAGCAGATGCAGATCGACGAGGACTACCAAGACCATCTGCAGTGGAAGCCCGAGGATGCCCAGGCGCTGATGGAGCGCGGCCAGGCGCCGGTGGTCTTCAATGAAGGCCGTCAGACCATTGAATGGATCTGCGGTACCGAGAAGCGCATGCGCAAGGACTACAAGGTGCTGCCGCGTGAGCGCGACGACGAGGCCATGGCCGAGGTCAAAACCAAGCTGATCAAGTACACGGACGACGTGAACATGACCCAGTGGCACCGCAGCCGCGCCTTTCGTCAGGCAGTGACCGCGGGCTTGAGCTGGCTGGAAGAGGGGGCCAACCGCGACCCCGAGGCCGAGCTGATCTATTCCGGCTGGGAGGACTGGCGCAATGTCTACCGCGACAGCCATAGCCGCAACATCGACTACAACGTGGACGCGCGCTATCTGTTTCGCCGCCGCGTGGTGGACCTGGACTATGCCGTGGCCCTACTGCCGAGCAGCCGCGATCACCTGGTGTCTCAGGCTGGCCGCCACGACGACGTGGATCCGGACGGGATCTGGTACCTGGGCGAGCGTCTGACCAGCGCCAGCGAGACGGAATGGGGAACGGCCAGCAGCATCTACGGGGCGCGCGCGGCCTATATGTCCCGTGCAGGCTACTACGACAACAGCAGCCGCCGTTCGGTGGAGCTGCTGGAATGCTGGTACCGCATCCCTGAGCGAGTGCCGGTGTTCGCTGATGGTCCCTTTGCGGGCAAGGTGTTCAACCCAGCGGACCCGCGCCACGCCTTTGAGCAGGACCAGGGCCGCGCCCGGCTGTATGAAGCCGTCAAGTTCCGCATGCGCCTGATGCTGTGCACCAAGGACGCGCCCTGCCTGGATATGGCGAGCCCGTTCAAGCACAACCGCTTTCTGATGGTCCCAATCTGGGGCTATCGCCGCGCGCGCGATGGCTTGGCCTATGGCGCCTGGCGCGGTATGCGCGATATTCAAGACGATCTGAACAAGCGCCGCTCCAAAGCGCTATACGCCCTGAGCGTGAACCGCATCATTGCGGAAAAGGGTGCAGTGGACGACTGGGATGATTTGAGGGATGAGGCGGCGCGCCCTGACGGCATCATCATCAAGAACCCCCAGCGTGAACTGAAGTTCGACAACAACATGGGCGACTTCCAGGCCAATGTGGAGCTGGCCGCCCAAGATGCCCAGCTGATTCGCAATGCCGGCGGCGTGACCGATGAGAACCTGGGGCGCGACACCAACGCGAACAGCGGGCGCGCGATCCTGGCCAAGCAGGACCAGGGCTCGCTGACCACCAGCGAGTTCTTCGACAACCTGCTGCTGGCCATTCGCCAGGCTGGCCAGCTGCGCCTGAGCCACATCGAGCAGTTCTACACCGAGGAAAAGGTGATCCGCATCGTGGGCGAGGGTCAGCGCCCCATCGAATGGCTGACGATCAACCAGGTGGATCCTGCCACTGGTCAGATCCTCAACGACATCACAGCGCGCGAAGCGGATTTCATCGTGGATGCGCAGGACTACCGTTCCTCCATGGCCCAGGCCGCGCTGGAGCAGATGTTTGGCCTGCTGGGCCAGATTGCCACCTACGCGCCACAGGTGGTGCTGTCGGTGCTGGACCTGGTGGTGGAGTCCGCCGACATCCAGGGCAAGGAAGAGTGGGTGGCGCGCATTCGCAAGATCAACGGCCAGCGCGACCCTAGCAAGCCGCCCACACCCGAAGAGATGAAGGCCGACCAGGATGCCCAGGCCAAGCAGGCCGAAGCCGAGCAGATGGCCAGCGAAACGGCGCGCGCCCAGTTGGCCAAGATGCAGACCGAAATCCAGCTGGCGGAAGCCCAGATCAAGAAGCTGGGCGTGGACGACATCCTGAAGAAGGTCCAGACCATGCTGGCTGCGCTGGAAGGCGCCCAGATCGTGACCGCACAGCCCGGCCTCGCACCAGCAGCCGACGAAATCACCTCATCGGCCGGATTGGCTGATGACGGCATCAATTCCCCCTGCGACCGCTGACGCCACACCCATGGCGCAGCCCCAACCCCAACCACTGACCCAACCGGCACCCACCGAGTAAAGGAGCCACCATGTCCATGTTTAGCGAAGAAGACCTCGCCGGACTGAGCGAAGCAGAGCGCGAAGCACTGCGCGACCTGGCAGAAGACGACCAGGATCTGCAGCCCCCTGCGGATGATTCTGGTGAAGCCGACGCGGCTACCGCTGCTGCAGCGACCGAAGAAGACGAGAGCGCGGCTGCTGCAGGAGCCGAGAAGGCTGCCCAACAGGCAGGCGCGGCGGAAGGTGCCGCCCCTGGCGCCGACGACACTGCGGCCGGCGCGGCAGCTGGCGCCAAGGAAGAGGGCGCGGCTGACGATGGCGCGGCCGCACCAGCCCCAGCAGCGATTCAGCCCGTGTCTCCCGCCGATGCGGACGAGCAGCGCAAGACCCTGCGCGCCGAAAAGGCCACCGCTCTGCAGCAACTGCTGGATGGTGAGATTGACCAGGAGGCCTATCAGGAGGTCGAGTCCCGCGTACAGGACAAGCTGGACGACCTGGCACGCGCGGCAGCCGTGGACATGGCGCGCTCCCAGATGCAGCAAGACGCCATGATGCAGGAGTATGGCCAGCACCTGGGCGTGGCGCAGAAGGAACTGAAGGCTGCCGGCATTGACCTGGATGGCGAGGCCGGCGCGCAGTTCGACCGCGCTGTCCGCCTGTTTGCCCAAGATGCGGCAGACCGTGGCCTGACCGACACCCTGGGCAATATGGCCGCTTCCCGTGATGCCCTGGCCGAAGCCCAGGCGCTGATGCTGCGCCGCTTTGGCAAGTCTGCAACCGCGGCTCCCGCTGCAGCGCCTGCAGCTGCCGCGCCAGGTGCAGCACCAACCGCACCGCCAGTGCGCAAGCCTGCTGCTGCCGACCGTTCGGCACTGCCGCCCACGCTGGCCGGGGTTCCCGCCGCGGCCGACGCTTCGGTGGGCAGCGAGTTCGCTCACCTGGATGGCCTGGAGGGCACGGCGCTGGAAAAAGCCCTGGCCCGCATGACGCCCGATCAACAAGAACGCTACCTGGGGGCCTGATGTCCGGACGCAGACTCATACGACAGATCAAGGCAGGCGAGAGCCTGTCTTTCGACGGCGGCCGCGTGGTGGTGACGCTGCGCCAACGCACGGGCCAACGGGCTGAGTTGAGCCTGCACCTTGAAGACGACGTGGTGGTGGATAAGCCCACGCATGCGCGGGGTGACGAGCCCCGGGGCCACAAGCCCGTGTATGCGCGGCGCCACGCCCCCATGGGTACTTGATTTCCTGGAAATCAGGATTATTCTTTTTTCCTAGCTGCGGCGCCTTTGCTGGCGCCATCTTCAAGCAGCAGATTGCCGCCGGGGGCAGTTGCCCGGTTCAAGCGCAAGACGCGCTCAGTGCTCGCAAGGGCAGGAGTTGCGTTATGCGTACTTTGATCGGCGTCAACGACCCGCAAGCCGTCAAGAAGTGGGCCTCTCTGATGGCCGTGGCCATCAACAAGGAAAGCTATTGGTCCCGCAAGTTCGTGGGCAATGGCAAGGATTCGCGCCTTCCCATCCAGCGTATCGATGATCTGCAGCAGGGCGCCGGTGACGAAGTGACCGTTGACCTGCTGATGCCCATCAACCAGGAACCCGTCATCGGTGACGAAACCCTGGAAGGCAAGGAAGCGCCGCTCAAGTACTACACCGACCGTCTGCGCATCGACCAGGTGCGCGGCGGCGCGGATCTGGGCTCGCGCATGACCAAGAAGCGCACCCTGCGCGACTTGCGCAGCGATGCCAAGCGCGCGGCCACTGACTGGTGGAAGCGTCTGCAGGACGAGCTGTATTTCATCTACCTGTCCGGCTCGCGCGGCCATGGATCGGGCTTTGTCTGGTCGGCCAACAATCCATTCTTCGACATCAACCCGCTGACGGCGCCCGATAGCCAGCACATCCTGTTTGGCGGCGCGGCCACATCCAAGGCCTCACTGACGGCGGGCGACACCTTCAAGCTGCGCCTGATCGACAAGGCCGTGGCAAAGGCTGAAACCATGGGCGGCGACGGTACCGACGAGCTGTCGATGATTCCCGTCTCCATCGAGGGCGGCAGCCACTACATCTGCCTGATGCACACCTACCAGGCCGACGCGATGCGCCAGGACGCGGGCACCGGTGGCTGGCTGGACATCCAGAAGGCCGCCGCGGCAGCCGAGGGCAACAAGAACCCCATCTTCCAGGGCACGCTGGGCATGTACAACGATGTGGTGCTGCACAAGCACCGCAACGTGATCCGCTTCAACGACTACGGCGCGGGTGGCAATGTAAACGCCGCGCGCGCGCTGTTCCTGGGCGCTCAGGCCGCGCTGATCGCTTACGGCGACAACGAAACCGGCACGCGCTTCCGCTGGACCGAAGTACAGAAGGACCACGAAAACAGCGTTGCCATCGGCACCCACGCGATCATGGGCGTGAAGAAGGCCACCTACAAGTCCAAGGACGGCAACGTCCAACGCGACTTCGGCGTGATGGCTCTGGACACCGCCAGCACCGACCCCAATGCCTGATGAGCCCGCGGCCCGCGCCGTGGGCCGTGGCTTCACCAGCCCTTTCCCTCATCAGACATAGGAGCTTCAAATGCCCAAATATCAATCCGATGTTGCGACCGGCAAGAAGGCTGTGCCGCAACCCTTCGACGCCAGCGTGCTGACGGTGGCCGTGGACCTGACACTGCCCAGCGTTGCTCTGGCCGCCAACGATCTGCTGGAGCTGCTGGACATTCCCCCCAAAGTGCAATTGGTGGCGGTGGACGTGCTGGCGCCCCAGCTGGACAGCAACGCGGCTCCCACGCTGGCGTTCTCGCTGGGCGTGATCAATGCAGCCGGCACGGACCTGGCCACGGTCTACGACACCGGCCTCAAGCCAGGCTCGGCCGCTGCAGGCTCCGTTGCCACGGCCAACTCGGCTGCACTGGCATTCGCCAACCGCGACACCGCGCGCAAGTTGGGCCTGAAGGTGACCACAGCGGCCGCGACTTCTGCTACCGCCGGCAAGCAAGTGCTGGCACTGGTCCGCATGCGTTATTGAGCCGCGCAGCCCCAGGCAATGAGTGTGTAAAGGGGCTGCGCCGTGCGCGCGGCCCTTTCTTTATTGAACCGGCAAGGAGTGCCACATGACCGCCATCCACGCATACCGCCGCAAGGATTCCACAACCGTGGAGCTCTACGGCCAATCCATTCAGTTCAAGCCCAACGACAAGAAGGACGTGGTGGCCGAGGTGCTGCACGAAAAAGCCGCCGCGCGACTGCTGTCCATCACCGAGGCCTATCGTTTGTATGAGCCTGTCGAGCAGGGCGGCACTGTCGCCCAGCAGCTGACGGCCAGCATTGGCTCGACCACGCCCACAGACGCCGAGGAGCTGCAGAAGGTGGTGGCCGACCAAACCAGCCAGATTGAAGCTTTGAAGCGTCAGGTGCAGGAGCTGAATCAAGCAGCTGCTGCCTCCGCCTCTGTCTCTGCAGATTCAGCCACTGCTGATGGTGCCAAGGGTGGCGAGGAAGCCGACAAGCCTTTGGAGCAGGCCTCCGGCGAGGGCCAAAGCACCGGTACAGATGAGAGCGCCAGCGAGTCGCCCTATGTGTTTGCCAACGAAGCGGGCGAAGCCATCGACATCAGCGAATGGACGGCAGCGCAGATCCGCACGTTTGCCGAGTCCAACGAAATCAACTTGCCCAAGGGCAATAGCGTGAAGGTGGGCGAGCTGCGCGACCTGCTGGCGGCCGCCCTGCGCGCTGACTCCAAGGAGTAATCCATGCCCATTGCAGCCAAGGATGTGATTCAGCGCGGCGTGGTGACCACCCAGGACACCACCTCTATCCGCTGGCCTGTGGGCGAGTGGGTGCGCTACCTCAACGATGGCCAGCGTGAAATCATGCTGCACCGCCCCGATGCCTTCAACAAGAGCGCGGTCATCGATTGCGTGGCGGGTACCAAGCAGGCTCTGCCGGCCGATGGCGCCAAGCTGATTGATGTGCAGCGCAATTCCACAGTTACCAGCAAGCGCGCCGTGCGCATCTGCAGCCGCGAGATTCTGGATGCGCAGATGCCCAACTGGCACAACATCGCCGGCGCGGCGGAGATCGTGCATTTCATGTACGACCCGCGCGAGCCCAAGGCGTTCTGGGTGTACCCGCCCGCGACGATTGCGGCCAAGCTGGAGATCAATTATTCGGCCACGCCCACGGATATTGCAGAGCCAGCTGCCGGCTCCGAATACACCGCGGTGGTGGGCAACATCTCGGTGGCGGACATCTACGCCAATGCGCTGCTGGATTACATGCTGTACCGCGGCTATCTGAAGGATGCCGACTATGCCGGCAATGCGGCGCGCGCCCAGGCGCACTACGCGGCATTTGCGACGGCGCTGGGCATCGAGCTGAAGGCGACGCTGTCGGCCGCTCCCGTGTCGGTAGGTAATCCGAACTTCCGCCAGGGCAGCAGTGCCGCGACGGTGCCGGTGGGCCAATGATGCGCGATTGGGCGGACTTCTTCCCCGACGTGCTGCCCGCTGTGGAGCTGGGCACGCCTGAGCCGACTGTGGTGCACCAGCTGCGCCGTGCGGCCCAGGACTTCTGCCACCGCACGCGCGCCTGGCGCACGACGCTGGAGCCGATCACCACAGAGGATGGTCAGTCTGAATATGCCATTCCGCTGCCTGAGCAGACCGCTTTGGTGCGGGTGGAGGGCGCAGAGCTGTCGGGGCATGGTTCCCTGGTTCTGTGGCGCCAGGGTCAGGGAGACGGCCAGTACCTGATGACACCAGACGCGCGCAGGGTGGTGCTGCACCGCCCTGTGGCCGCCGATCTGGCCTTGGTGCTGGATGTGACGCTCAAACCGAGCGATATGTCCATGGGCATCGACGACGCGGTGTTTGATCAATACAGCGAAGTGATTGCTCTCGGCGCCGTGGCGCGCCTGCGAGGGGACGCCGTGTTGCGCGGCGACTTCAACACGCGCTGCGAAACCATCAATGTCGAGGTGTGGCGTGGTCGGGCTGCGGTGCGGCCGCGCGTGCGCCCGTATTTCTGAGGGGTGGTGATGAAGGTTACGGTTTCTGGTTTCTCTGGCGCCGTGAATGCGCCGCACCCCAAGCTGCTGCCGGAGGCGGTGGGCACGGTTTCGTGGAACCAGAAGCCGGGCCGCGGCGACTTCCGGCCCTGGCGCGATCCGCTGGATGTGGCGACAGTGCCCGCCGGCAGAAAGACAATTTACCGCTTTGGCCGCGATGTGGCCGAGGATGGCCGCTACTGGATGTCCTGGACGGGCATTGTGCACGCCGTGCGCGGCATGGTGGCCGATGACACGACGGAGCGCACCTATTACACCGGTGACGGTTTCCCGAAATGGACGGACAACACGATTGCGCTGGCTGGGGGAACCTATCCGGCGGCCTGGCGCAAGCTGGGGGTCCCTGCACCCATTTCCGGGCCCACGGTGGCGGCTTCAGGCGGCAGCAGCACGGACACCGAGGTGCGCTACTACGTCTACACCTATGTGACGGACAAGGGCGAGGAGAGCGCGCCCGGGCCAGTATCGGCCGCACTGACAGTGCCAACCGACGCGACCGTCAATATCTCGGCCATTCAGGCGCCGCCGGCTGGCGCCTTCACGATCAACCGGGCGCGGATCTACCGCACGCAGACCGGAACAACGGGCACCGCTGAATTCTTCTTCTTGCGCGAGATTGCTGCAGGCGTTGCCAGCACCACCGACGATGGGCGCACCTTGGGCGAGGTGCTGGAGACTATGACTTGGCTGGAGCCTCCGCAGGATCTGTCGTACCTGACGGCCATGTGGAACGGGATGATGGCGGGCATCAGCGGAAATGCCGTGCGCTATTGCGAGGCCTACAAGCCTTATGCCTGGCCCATGGCCTATGAGACTTTGCCGCCCGATGCCAAGCCGCTGGCGCTGGCCACCTTCGGGCAGCGGCTGCTGGTGCTGACCACGGCCGATCCGGTGCTGGTGGCCGGAACCTCGCCCGATAGCCTGGACGAGCAGCCGCTGGAGGTGGGCCAGGCCTGCCTCGCGCCGCAGGCGGTGGTGAGCTTCGGCCATGGTGTGGCCTGGCCGGCCCCCGACGGCCTGGCCTACTACGGGGCGGGCGGTGCCAAGCTGATCACTGCCGGGCTGCTGACGCGCGATGACTGGCTGGCCATGAAGCCAGCGGGCATGGTGGCGGGCCTGTACGAGGGTCTGTTTCTGGGCTTTTATACCGACGCCGGCGGTGTGCGGCGCGGCTTTCTGGTGGACCCGGTCAATCCCACGGGTATCTTCTATCTTGAAAAAGGCTATGACGCGCTCTACCTGGACCGGCTGCAGGATGCGCTGTATGTGCTCGATGGAACCAAGGTGCGCAAATGGGATGCCGGCGCGGCTTTGATGAGCGCGCGCTTTGTGTCCAAGGTGTTTGCCATGCCGGCTCCGGCGAGCTTTGGCTGGTGCAAGGTGGTGGCGGATGGCTACCCGGTGACGGTCAAACTCAATGCCCTGGAGCTGAGTGCGCGCGAGGTGGCGGCCCACATTGCGACCTTCGGCTCGCGCTGTGTGGCGGTGACTTCCGGCAATAGCAGCGGGGTGCAGTTCACGTTGTCGGCGCCCGGGCCCGAAGCCTTCCGCTTGCCGCCCATTCCTGCGCGCTCCTGGCAGATAGATCTGTCTGGCCAGCAGGCGGTGCAGGGCGTGGCCCTGGCCCAGGCCGTGGAGGAGCTGCGCTGATGGCAACGACTCCCCGCAAGGATTTGCCCGGTACCAACGCTCCGAACTGGAGCCAGCGCGTGACCGAGGAGCTGCGCGTGCTGATGGGGCGCGGCGGCAATGGCCGGGCCCTGACGGCCAAGGACTTGATTGATTCCGGGATTGCCAAGCCTGGAGCGGGTGGTGGCCTGGTGCCCGGCGTGCCGGGAGGGGGCGACATCGAGCCGGATCTGACGCCACCACCGGTGCCCACGGGGTTTGCGGTGACGGCAGGCCTGACCACGGTATTTGTGGAGCACGATGCCCCCGGCTATACGCAGGGGCACGGCCATGACCGGACGGTGGTCTATGGGGTTCTGCAGACGGGCAGCACCGCGCCGACGTTTGACCAGGCCGTGGTGCTATTCCAGTTCCAGGGCACCATCGGTGCCTATCCTGCAGCGCTGGGAACGCGCTACCGGCTGTGGATCAAGTGGCAGTCCAAGGATGGCGTGCAGTCGGTGTCCCCTGCCGGCGGCATTAACGGCCTGGATGTGCAGACGGGCAAGATCGGCAACAACGACCTGGGCCCGCTGATCGTCGAGGCCGGCAATCTGGCCAATGGCTCTGTGAGTGCGAGCAAGCTGGCTGCGCAGGCCGTGGATGCGACCAAGTTTGCGAATGGCATCGAGCCCGTATCTGTGAGCACGGCGGCCACGCTGCCCACGGTCAAGAGCACCAGCACCATCGTCTGGCAGGGCAAGCTGTACCGCTGGGATGGCAGCAAATACACGGCGGCCGTGCCTACCGTGGACCTGACGGGCACCATCATCGCCAGCCAGATCGCGGCCGGCGCGGTGGATGTGACCAAGTTTGCATCGGGCATCGAGCCGGTGACCAATAGCGCGGCGGCCAGTCTGCCCACGGCCAAGACCACGAACGTGATCACCTGGCAGGGCAAGCTCTACCGCTGGGACGGCAGCAAATACACGGCCGAGGTGGCCGTGGTGGACCTGTCTGGGCAGATTGACGCGGCCAAGCTGGCGGACAACGCGGTGACGGTGAGCAAGATTGCGGCCGGGGCGGTCGAAGCCGGCAAGCTGGCCACGGGCGCGGTGACTGCCGACAAGATTGCGGCCGCGGCGGTTGACGCGACCAAATTCGCATCCGGCATCGAGCCCGTGACCAACAGCGCGGCGGCCAGTCTGCCCACGGTGAAGTCCACCACGGTCATCACTTGGCAGGGCAAGCTGTACCGCTGGGACGGCACTAAGTACTCGGCCGAGGTTGCGGTGGTGGATCTGACGGGGCAGATCGACTCTGCCAAGCTGGCCGACAACGCGGTGACGGTGAGCAAGATTGCCGCTGGTGCTGTGGATGCGGGAAAGCTGGCATCGGGGGCGGTGACCACGGACAAGATTGCTGCTGCAGCGGTGGATACGACCAAGTTTGCAAGCGGCATCGAGCCGGTGACCAACAGCACGGCAGGCACGTTGCCGACTGTGAAGTCCACGACGGCGATCACCTGGCAGGGCAAGCTGTACCGTTGGGACGGCGCCAAGTACACGGCGGCGGTACCGACCACGGACCTGACAGGCACTGTCATTGCCAGCCAGATCGCGGCCGGTGCAGTGGATGCGACCAAGTTTGCATCAGGCATTGAGCCGGTGACCAACAGCACTGCAGGCACGCTGCCGACGGTGAAGTCCACCACGGTCATCACCTGGCAGGGCAAGCTCTACCGCTGGGATGGCAGCAAGTACTCGGCCGAGGTGGCCGTGGGCGATATGGTCGGCCAGATCGCGGCCACCCAGATTGCCGACAACGCGATTACCACGCCGAAGCTGGCAGCAAATTCCGTGGCCGCTGGCAAGATCGCTGCCAATGCGGTGACAGCCAATACTGTCGCGGCAGACGCAATTACCGCAGGGAAGATCGCGGCTGGTGCGGTGAACACCCGTGAGCTGGCCGCAGGGTCGGTTACCGCAGGCAAGTTGGTCGTAACGGCTACCGACGCTGTGAACGTCGATCCGTTCTTCCAGGACGCTGACATGTGGGCCAACGCCAACTTTACGCGCAAGACCGTGGAAGGCGCTCCAGGCCCTAACGTACTTGCGGCGACTATCGCAACAAGTATGCAGGTTCCTGCGGCGTACAGGACGCCCATCGACACCAGCAAGACGTACCTGTTTGAGACTTGGTTTATCGCAACGGCTGCGCAGACAAACCGTGCTTTCGCATCAATCCGGTTCTATGACGTCAACGGCGTGCTGCTTACTGGAGCCGACGCGCCTAACCCTGGCGCGGGCTGGCCTGGGACAAACGCATCCGCCGGTAACTTCTACTTCCCGGCAGTCGGCGCGGTAACGCCTACGACCTGGACGCGCACGGCTCTGACAGTCGGCCCCAACGGTGTTGCCCAGTTCCCTGCTAAGGCGGCTTACTTTACCGCTGGTGCGTACCTGAACTACGGGAGCGTAGCTCCCATCGTAGAGTCCCAGTGGGGAGGCTTCCGCGTCACTGAGATGGCTCGTGGTGAGCTGATCGTCGACGGTGCTGTAACGGCAAACGCCATCGCAGCTGGGGCAGTGACTGCAGGCAAGATCGCAGCCAACGCCGTGACAGCGAACGAGATCGCCGCTAACGCGATCACGACAGCGAAGATCCAGGCCGGTGCGGTGACGACTGCAGAACTTGCTGCAGGCGCTGTTACAGCCTCGAAGATGGTCATCACCGATCCTTCGACACTGGTGCCTGACGCAGACTACAGCGACGCCCTTATGTGGGCAGGCGGGCAGGGCGGCACGATCAACATCGTCACTACGTCCAACCGCGAATACAACACACTCGACAACCGTGCTCTGCAGTTGAACCGTGTGCAGACCGGTACGGACTGGGATTCCGCTTTCAGCTCTAAGTTCTCCCTCCGCGAGAACACAGGCTACCGAATCCGCACTACGGTCTACGTCCCTGCAGCCTGCACATTCAAGGTGCGACTCCTGACGTATGACTCTGCAAACGCATCGGGAGCCTACAAGGACATCGACGTGGTTGCCACTGGGGCAGGCTGGCACTCTGTAGAGGATACTTTCACGTCTCCAGGTAACGCGGCAGGTGCCCGTGCGCTCGTCTACATTCACGAAGCGAGTACCGCAGCCTACTTGCGCATGGGTAAGTTCTATGTGCAGGAGCGGACGACGGCCTCTCTGATCGTTGACGGAACTATCACCGCTGCGAAGATTGCAGCGAAGACGATCACCGCTGCAGAAATCGCTGCAGGAACGATCACGGCTGCGGAGCTGGGCGCGAACTCTGTGACGGCCGGCAAGATCGCTGCAGGCACGGTGACGGCTAACGAGCTTGCGACCAACTCAGTCACTGCGATCAAGGTTGCGGCGGGCGCGATTACGGCTGGCAAGATTGCAGCTAACGCGGTAACAGCGAATGAAATTGCCGCGAATGCGGTGACGACTGCGAAGATCGCAGCTGGTGCCGTAACAGCTACGGAAATCGCTGCACGAGCTATCACAGCTGACAAGCTTGTGATTGGCTCGTCTGCGAACATGCTGGCTGATGGCGACTTCGCATACCTTGGAGCGGGGTGGCTCGACCCTGTAGGCGGTACAACGGCGTTCGTTTCTGTGGCTGACGGCCCCGGAGCAGTGGCGACCAACGTTTTGCGTTTGACCCCTACGTCTACAAACGCCAGCGCCTACAACCGTGACTGGGCGCTGTCCCAGCCTGTAAAACCAGGCACGACTGTGCGTCTGAGCTTCACCGCACGTAAGTTGTCTGGCACTTCTGGCCTGTCCCGTGTTGAGTTCGTGCTGCAAGGGCCTGGAAAGCCTACGGTCTACCGTCAACCAGCCTCGTCATTGAACCACTCCACCGCTGCGACAGGTGTATGGACTGACTTTACAGGGACATACACCGTCGAAGCAGGCTATACCATGTTAATTTCCACGCAT